ACCGTCTTCGCGGGCGCAGCGGTCGCCGCATCCGCCTCGGCAGTACGCGGGGAAGGGGCAGGCGTCGACGCCTGGGACGCGGGGGCTGCGGCAGCGGTGCGGCCCTTCGTGGGCTTTTCCACCGGCGCGGCGGCGACCTCCATCTGGCGCACGATGTCGGCCTTGTCGTTGCTGCCCGTGAGCTTCGGCGCGTTGGCGACCTCCATCTGGCGCACGATGTCGGCCTTGTCGTTGCTGCCCGTGAGCTTCGGCGCGTTGGCGACGGTGGTGCCGTAGTGCTGCGCGACGAACGCGCTGACGGCGGCCAGCTCGGCGGGGGTGGAGACGGTCAGTTTGAAGTGGATGGGAAACACAGTGGCTCCTGTGGGTTGGGGATTCAGGCGATGAGGTCGGCGATCTGCTGGCGCAGTTCGTCGATCGTGGCGTGGAGGTTGTCGACCTCCTCCTCGAGGAGGCTGACGCGCTCGGCGGTGTCGACCACGCGCTTGAGGTCGTCGGCGTCGTACACGTCGGCGTCAGCGCAGGCGTCGATCAGCTTCTCGACCACCTGGACGTCGCGCTGCCGATGGAACGCGAGGGCGTTCTCCAACGTTTCGAGGTCGGCGGTCAGCGTGACGTCGATGCCGACGTTCTCCAGCGCGTCGACGGCATCGTAAGCGCCGATCATCTCGGTCATGCGACGCGCCAGCTCGCGCGCCAGCTCGCGCACCAGCTCGGACGCGTCGGGCAGGTTGTCGACGTGCAGCAGCAGCTCGTCGTCGGTGAGAGAGGGGAGGTGCATGGTTGGCTCCAGTGTAGCGGGTGCTAAAGCTGACGGTCAAGCGATGTCGTCGACTCTGCTGTTCCACATCGGCAGCAGGCGGTCGCGGATGACGACGTGAGTGACCAGCTCGGCGTGACTCTTATGCTTGTGCTGCGGCCACATGCGTGTCGCTTCGGCGTGCTCGGCGTCGTGCGCCACCACGGACAAGCCGGCGCGGCAATTCGGGCAATAGATCCGCACCGTGAAGTACGGCTCCCCGCAGTTGTGAACCTTGTGGGTCTCGTTGCGCGGCTTGGCGCCGCACCACGGGCACCCCCGGACTTCGGGGGTTTCCATCACAGCGGGCGCACGCCAGCGGTGCGGACGTGGACGACGGGGCCGTCGGCGGGCTGGATGACATAGGCGCGATCGGTGCCGACCATCGTCCAGTCGAGGACGATGCCGGTGCCCGAGATCAGCGCGCCACCCAGGACGGGGTGCTGACGGTACTGGAAAGAAACTTGGGTGCCTGCTGCGTACATGGTGCTCTCCGGTTGCGTTGTCGATGGCTCGACTGTAGCACCTGCTAAAACGCGGGCGACAAAAAACCCCGCACTTGGCGGGGCTATTGGCCGATCAGATCAGGTGCAGCGCGACCCGCGCGAAGGTCGCACGGCGGATGTGCGTGCGTCAAGGAATGCAGCGTGTGCTACAGTCGCTGCATGACCGCTTTCTATAACGAAATCGACCCCTACGCGGCCCAGTGGCTGCGCAACCTGATCGCGGCCGGGCACATCGCGCCGGGCGTGGTCGACGAGCGGTCGATCGAGGACATCAACCCGCAGGAACTGCATGGATTCACTCAATGCCACTTCTTCGCCGGCATCGGGGTCTGGAGCTTGGCCCTGCGCCGATCTGGATGGCCCGACGACCGCCCCGTCTGGACCGGCTCCTGCCCTTGCCAGCCTTTCAGCGCGGCAGGCAAAGGCGCTGGGTTTGCTGACGAGCGGCACCTCTGGCCAGCCTTCCACCACCTCATCAGCCAGTGCCGGCCTGCAACAGTCTTTGGCGAGCAGGTTGCGAGCGCTGACGGCCTGCAGTGGCTCGACCTTGTACGCGCTGACCTGGAAGGATCGGGCTGGGCCGTCGGGGCGGCCGATCTGTGCGCTGCGGGCGTCGGTGCGCCGCACATCCGGCAACGACTCTACTGGGTGGCCGACACCGCGGGCGGAGGGGGACGCGAAGAACAGCCAGACGCACAAGGGCGGGAACTTGGGACTGCCTGGCGCGGCAGCGCTGACGGGCTGGCCGACGCCGATGGCCGGGACGCCGGCACAGAACGGCAACAACGCGGCGGGGAACAACGACAGCAGCCGCAAGACGGTGTGGCTGGCGGGCTGGCCGACGCCAGTGGTGAGCGACAGCCACAAGGGGCCGCATCACGCAGCCGACCCGGGCATCAAGGGCACGGACATGACGACGATCGCGCACTGGTGCGGCCCCGCCCGACTCACGGCCACTGGCGAGCTGCTGACTGGCTCGCCTGCCGGGATGGAAAGTGGCGGCCAGTTGAGCCCGGCACATTCCCGCTGGTTAATGGGACTTCCGCCCGAGTGGGACGACTGCGCGCCTACGGCAACGCGATCGTCGCGCAGTGCGCGGAAACGTTCATCACCGCCTACATCCACCAATCCATTGCCTGAAGACATCGCATGACCACCATCACCCCCCTCAAGATCTGGATGGCTGCGGCCACCCCCGACGAGCAGGAGCTGCTCGCGCAGCGCGTGAACACCACCCGCGGGATGCTTTATCAGTACAGCGGCGGGCACCGCTCGGCGTCGGCCGACCGCGCCATTGCCATCGAGAAGGCCACGGCGGCGATGCATCGCGCCTCGAAGGGCCGACTGCCCCGGATCTACCGCACCGACCTGTCTGCAGCCTGCAGGTCGTGCGAGTTCGCCGCGCGCTGCCTCGGCGAGGCCGTGGTCGTGCGCAGCGAGTTCCCCGTCGTCACCGAGGCTGATTTGACGGAAAGCGAGGGCGGACATGTCGATTGAGGTCGGCGGGCTTCGCGGTCCCACTAGACCGATCGCGGCGGACATCATCGCCGCGCTGATGTGGGGGCCAAAGACCGTGCGCGAGATCCGCGAGATAACCGGAGCGTCCAAGGAGGCGATCGGCGCGTGGCTGGTTGCGTTTGAAGACGCGGGGGTTGTCTACCGCAAAGGTCGCGAGGCGGCGCCGCTGTCGGAGGATGGCGTGCGTGCGGCGGGCGAGAGGGCGGTCATTTTCGCCATGCAGCCCACTCCGTTTGCCAACAGCAGCGCCCCCGGTACAGCTAGGCGTGCGCGTCGAGTTCACAAGCATGCTACAAAGGCTGTAGTTCCTGCTACAGTCTGACGGTCACACCGTCAATTGCAGCCCCTGGTCAGAGAGCAGCCCGTGCAATCGGGTGGTGTGACAACCCGCTCTCTGACCAGGGGCTTTTTTCATCTTGAGCACCATGCACTACCAGCTACACCTAGGCGACTGCTTGGAGATCATGCAGGCGCTGCCATCCGGGTCCGTGGACCTGATCGCCTGCGATCTGCCGTATGGAACCACCCGCAACGCATGGGACGCTGTGCTGCCGTTCGACAAGTTGTGGGCCGAGTACCGCCGGGTTTGTCGCGGGGCTGTCGTGCTGACCGCCAGTCAGCCGTTCACCAGCGCCTTGGTCATGAGTAACCCGAGCGAGTTCCGGCATGCATGGGTTTGGGAAAAGTCTGCGGCGACGGGCCACCTGAACGCGAAGCGGATGCCGATGAAGCTGCACGAGGACGTCCTCGTTTTTTCAGCCAAGGTCGCCACGTACAACCCGCAAGGCCTGCGACCGTTCAAGAAGCTGGTACGACGAGGCGGCAACGGCGGCAACTTCGGCGACTCTGGGCGCGAGAACTTTCAAGAGTTCACGAACTACCCGCGTTCGATCCTTCGGGTGGATTCCGAGGCCAAGCCCGTCCACCCCACGCAGAAGCCCGTGGCGCTGATGGAGTACCTGATCCGCACGTACACCAACCCCGGCGACGTCGTACTCGACAACACGATGGGTAGCGGCACGACTGGGGTTGCCTGCATGAACACCGGCCGCGCCTTCATTGGGATCGAGAAGGACGAGGGCTATTTCGCCATCGCGCAGCAGCGCATTGAGGCCGCCGACATGGCGGCGATCGCGTGAGCGCCGCGCCGTGGGGCGCGAGCCCCGACGAGTGGCGCCACTTCGCGCAGCACCTCGGCCTCGTCCGAGACCTGCTGCCGGTCGTGAGCAACCCGGGCGCCAAGATCTCGCCGCAGAGCAAGATGCGCGACCTGGGCAAGACGCCCAGCCGGTACAACGCCGACCGCGAGGTGGTCGGCATCCCCAGTTGGACGACGCGCGAGAGCACCGACAAGCAGGTGAGCATGTGGGCGCGCGACGCCGACCTGGGCATCTGCCTGCAGACGCGCGTGGTGCGCGCCATTGACGTCGACATTGGCGACCCGGTGGAGGCGCAGCGCGTGGCGCAGTTCATCGAGCTGGGGCTCGGCGTGGATCTGCCGCGCCGTCAGCGCGCCGACTCGGGCAAGTTCCTGCTCGCGTTCCAGATGCCGGGCGAGTTCGCCAAGCGCGTGATCCGCACGGCGCACGGCGCGATCGAGTTCCTCGCCACCGGTCAGCAGTTCATCGCCGTGGGGACGCATCCGAAGGGCGCGCGGTACGAGTGGGTGCCGGGCCTGCCGGCCGAGATCCCGGAGCTGGTGCCGGCCGAGTTTGACGCGCTGTGGAGCGCGCTGGGCGCGGCGTTCGGGATCTCGGGTGTGGCGTTCGAGTCGCGCGGCGTCAAGCCGTCGATCCCCCGGTCGTCGCTGGACATGCACGGCGACCCGAGGGTGGCGTTCTTGCAGGCCAACGGCTGGGTCAAGGAGTTCGACCGCTCGGGCATCGTGCACATCCGCTGTCCCTGGGAGGACGAGCACACCAGCGACTCAGGGCCGAGCTCAACGTCGTACTTCCCTGCCGGTGTGGGCGGGATCAACGCGGGGCACTACAAGTGCCTGCACTCGCATTGCATCGGGCGCGGCGACAGCGCGTTCGACGCGGCCGTGGGGTGGACCGAGAGCGAGTTCGAGGTCGTCGAGGCGGCCGGCGGCGAGCTGCAGGTCGAGGAGTGGCCGGCGCTGGAGCGAGACAAGCAGGGGCGCATCGAGCCCACGCTGCTGAACACGCTGGCCATGCTCGAGCGCGCCGACGTGGTGGGCGTGCGTCTGGCCTACGACGACTTCAAGGCCTGCGAGATGGTGGCCTACGGCAACGCCGGCGAGTGGCGCGCGCTGCGCGACACCGATTACACCGAGGTGCGGCGCATGCTGGCGCTGCGCGGGATGAAGAACCCCGGGCGCGAGATGGTGCGCGACGCGGCGCTCAAGGTGTGCGAGCAGAACACGATCGACACCGCGATCCAGTGGGCGCGGTCGCTGCGCTGGGACGGCGTGCCTCGCGTGGCGTCGTTCTTCACCCGATTCATGAGCGTGCCCGACACGCCGTACATCCGCGCCGTGGCGCGCTACATGTGGTCGGCGCTGGCCGGCCGGTGCGTCGAGCCGGGGGTCAAGGCCGACATGGTGCCGGTGTTCGTGTCCAAGCAGGGCAAGGGCAAGACCTCGATGGTCGAGGTGCTGGCACCCAGCGAGGACGCATTCCTTGAGGTCAACCTCGAGGTGCGCGACGACAACCTGGCCCGCCAGCTGCGCGGCAAGCTGGTCGGCGAGTGGGCCGAGCTGCGGGGCCTGCGCACCAAGGACAGCGAGGCGATCAAGGCGTGGGTGACGCGCCGGCATGAGGAGTGGGTGCCGAAGTTCAAGGAGTTCGCCACCCGCTTTCCGCGCCGCATGGTGCTGATCGGCACGGCCAACGAGGACGAGATCCTCGACGACCCGACCGGCGAGCGCCGGTGGTTGCCCATGCAGGTCGGCGTGGTGGACGTGGCCGGCATCCGCGAGGCGCGTGACCAGATCTGGGCCGAGGGGGTTGCGCTGTTCGATCAGCACGGCGTCATGTGGCAGGAAGCGCAGGCGCTGGCCGTTGACGAGCACGAGCACTTCAAGGTCAGCGACTCGTGGGCCGACTCTGTGCGGGCCTGGCTGGGCTCGGATCAGATGGATGGACCCGACGGGCCGAAGCGCGGCGACGCGCCGTTCACGCTCGCGCAGGTGGCGTTGGGAGCACTTGGGCTCGACCTGCGAAACATTGCAAAGAAGGACGAGTGGCGAATCGGCAAGATTTTGCGCGCTCAGGGGTACGCCAACAAGGTGAGGGGGAGTGGGGCCAATCGCGGTAAGCGATGGGTGCGTGCAGAAAACAGCGAACGTGCAGGAAATAGCGCGTTGGACGACATCGCTTGAGGTCTGCTCACCCCTTTTTGCCCTAAGGGAGAGGGCGAGGGGTGAGGCGTTTTCATAGGAGGCTCACCTTAATCACCCTACTCACCCTTATTTATAGAACTATAAGAGGAGTGTAGTGTAATTCTGTATACTGTATGTTTATCCAGTACTATACAGAAAAGACTGTATGGGGGTCTTTATAGGAAAAATGGGGTGACTAAGGTGACATCGGTGAGGCCCTGAACTTGAAGGAAATCGCATGGTCAGCGTGAGCGTTCGCGGCAAGCGCCGCCGGTACATCGAGGTCAACGGTCGGGCTTGCGTGGTTGGCGAGACGCACCACCGCGCCAAGCTGACCGACGCCGACGTCGACCTGATCCATGCGCTGGCCGAGGCGGGCCTGAGCCAACGGGACATCGCCCGGAAGTTCGACGACATCCCGGGCGGCATCAGCCGGTCCACGGTGCGCGACATCCTGAGCGGCCGGCGCCGCGCCGATGGCCCCCTGGCGCATAACCCGCGCAAGCCGCGCTAAAGTCGCCGGTGCGATGAACAACCCGTGGATCAACCCCTTCCTCGACCGACTGCGCGCAAGCGGTGTTGTGGCACGCGCTTGCCGCGAGGTGGGCGTCAGCTACAGCACCGCCTACGCCCTGCGAGCCCGTGATGGAGACTTCGCCGCTGCGTGGGATGAGGCCTTGGAGGAGTCCTATGACACCCTCGAGCAGGAAGCCCGCCGCAGGGCCTTGGAAGGCTGGGATGAGCCCATCGTGCACCAAGGGCAGCTCACCCCCGTCTGGGAGCGCGACGCCGCAGGCAAGGCCGTGCTCGACGAGGCCGGCAACCCGGTGCAAGCCCGCGATGCGAATGGGGCGCTGCAATGGCTGACCGTCCGCAAGCACAGCGATGCCCTGCTGCAGTTCCTGCTCAAGGGCTACCGCCGCCGGTTCGGGACCGAGCGCACGGAGATGACGGGCGCGGATGGCGCCCCGATCCCGCAGCAGATCCTCGTGGTGACGGGTGTGCCTCACGCGGAGATCAACCCGGAGGACATCGCGTAATGAGCCACGAGCACGTGCCCTTCGGCTGGCCGTCGCTGATCGCGTCGATCATGGGCGCCGGCATCACCATCGCCGACATCAACGCCGTCGTCACGCTGCTCGTGGGGCTGGCCACGCTGGTGTTCACCTGCGTGAAGATCTACCAGGCCTTGACCGGGGCCACGCGCGACCGCGAGGCCATCCGCAAGCTGCTGGCCCGCATGCGCACCACCACCGAGCCGGGAGACCTCCGATGATCGACGAACTCGTGCGCCAGCTGCGCATCGACGAGGGCGTGCGCCGTCAGGCGTACCGCGACAGCCTCGGCCTGCTGACCATCGGCGTCGGCCGGCTCATCGACCCCACGAAGCCGGGCTGTGGCCTGCGCGACAGCGAGATCGACGTGCTGCTGGCCAACGACGTCGCCGACCGCGTGGACGCGCTCACCAAGGCGCTGCCGTGGTTCACCGAGCTGGACGAGGCGCGGCAGGGCGTGCTGCTCAACATGGCCTTCCAGATGGGCACGGCGGGCCTGCTGGCCTTCACCACCACGCTCGGGCTCGTGCGCGCCGGCCGGTACGACGAGGCCGCTGACGCGATGCTGAAGTCCAAGTGGGCCACGCAGACGCCCAACCGAGCCGGCCGCCTGGCGCAGCAGATGCGCACGGGCGAATGGCAGTTCGGAGGCTGACGATGAACTGGTCCGACATCGCCGGCACGATCGGCAAGGCCGCCCCGATGCTGGGCACGCTGGTCGGCGGCCCCGCTGGCGCGGCGGTCGGCGCCATCATCGCCTCGGCGCTGGGCACGGCCAACGACCCCGACAGCGTGGGCGCGGCGCTCACCACCAACCCCGAGGCGCTGGTCAAGCTGCGCGAGATCGAGGCCGACAAGTCGGTCAAGCTGCAGAGCCTGCTGGTGCAGGCCGCCGCGACCGAGCTGCAGACTGCCGCCGCCGACCGAGACAGCGCGCGCAAGATGCAGATGCAGACCGCCTCGCGCATGCCTGCCGTGCTGGCCACGGGCATCACGCTGGGCTTCTTCGGGGTGCTGGGCTACCTGATCCGCTACGGCAAGCCCGACGCTGGCGGCGACGCGCTGCTGCTCCTGCTGGGCTCGCTGGGCACCGCATGGACCGGCGTGGTCAGCTTCTACTTCGGCACCACGGCGGGCTCGTCGCGCAAGACCGAGCTGCTCGCCGCGAGCGCACCGGTGAAGTGACCACGGTCGTCGATCTGGCCTACCGGCCGCGCAAGTGGCAGCAGGAATGCCACCTCAAGCGCCAGCGCTTCACCGTGCTGGCGCTGCACCGACGGGCCGGCAAGACCGAGTTGGCGCTGCGTGAGCTGATCGACGCGGCGCTGCGCAACCGGCTCGACCTGCCGTTGTTCTTCTACGTCGCGCCGCTGCTCAAGCAGGCCAAGGCCATCGCGTGGACCCGGCTGAAGCAGATCGTCGCGCCGCTGGTCATGCACGACCTGGCCACGATCAACGAGTCCGAGCTGTGGGTGCGCTTCAACAGCAACGGCGCGGTCATCCGCATCTACGGCGCGGACAACCCCGACGCGATGCGCGGCGTGCGACTCGACGGCGTGGTCATGGACGAGGTGGCGCAGATGGCGCCGACCGTGTGGCAGGACATCGTGCAGCCGGCGCTGTCCGACCGGAAGGGCTGGGCGCTGTTCATCGGCACGCCCAACGGCGTCAACCTGTTCAGCGATCTGTTCTACCGTGCGCGAGAACTTGCAGACTGGCACTCGGCGCTCTACACCGTGTACGACACCGAGGCGCTGGACACGCAAGAAGTTGCACGCTTGCGGGCGTCGATGCCTGAGCAGTCCTTCGCACGTGAGTTTCTCTGCGACTTCAGCGCGGCCGGCGATGCGCAGCTGCTGAGCCTGACCGACATCGAGGAGGCAGCGCGCAAAATTCTGCGCCCTGACCAATTCGAGTGGGCGCCGCGCATCCTCGGCGTGGACCCCGCGCGCTTCGGCGACGACCGCAGCGTCATCATGCGCAGGCAAGGCCTGGCGACGTGGAAGCCTCGGATCTATCGCGGCATGGACAACATGACGCTGGCCTCGTGCGTGGCCGACGAGATCATCAACTGGAAGCCCGACGCGGTGTTCATCGACGCCGGCAACGGCTCGGGCGTCATCGACCGGCTGCGCCAGCTCGGGCACGAGGTGGTCGAGGTGAACTTCGGCGGCAAGCCCACCAAGCTGCGCTTCGTGAACAAGCGGTCGGAGATGTGGTGGGACATGCGCGAGTGGATCATGGCCGGCGGCACGCTGCCCAACATCGTCGACCTGAAGCAAGACCTCGCCGCGCCGTGCTACCGGTTCGACCTGCAGGACCGCATCGCGCTGGAGTCCAAGGACGACATCAAGGCGCGCGGCCTGCCATCGCCCGACATCGCTGACGCGCTGGCGCTCACCTTCGCCATGCCGGTGCGCAAGGCGGCCGAGCTGATGCCGGGCGCGCGCAGCGTGCAGGCTGAGGTGCTGCACTACAACCCGCTCGACACCAGCGTGCTCGACTACAGCCCGATCGGTTGACATGAAAACTCGTTGGCTCGACCGCCGCATCGCTGCCCCGGGGCCGCACTTGACGCTGTGCCTGCATCGGGAGGAACTGCCTGCCGCGCTGCGTGCGCTGAAGTTCACCACCCCGCTTGACTGGGTGCGCCCTGGCAAGAGCGCGGTCGTGCACACCCTCATCGCCAGCTGGGGCGGCATGGCCTGCATCGTCTGCCTCGACGACTGGCAAGGCCGCAACCCGATCGAGGTGGCGGGGCTGCTGGTGCACGAGGCCGTGCACATCTGGCAAAGCTACTGCGACGACATCGGGGAGGCCGACCCGGGGCGCGAGCAGGAGGCGTATGGGGTGCAGGCCATCGCGCAGGAGCTGATGGCGGAGTTCGCCCGCCGGGTAGCGGGCGCATAACGGCGCAGGCGGGCGCTACAGTCGTGCCATGCCGAAGATCCTCGACCTCACGGGCCAGCGTTTCGGACGTCTGACCGCAGTTCGCCGCGCGGGTGTGCTCAAGAAGCAGATCGCGTGGGAATGCGTTTGCACCTGCGGCAACACGACCTTCGTGCCGTCGTACTACCTGCGCTCGGGCGACACGACGTCGTGCGGCTGCAAGCTGCGCGAGGTCCAGCAGACCGGCAGCATCACGCACGGGCAGAACCTCGCCAACAAGCCGACCCGCACGTACAACTCGTGGCGGTCGATGCTTGAGCGATGCCGTCTACCGTCGAGCCACGCGTGGATGGACTACGGCGGCCGGGGCATCACGGTGTGCGATCGCTGGCGCAAGTTCGAGAACTTCTTCGCCGACATGGGCGAGCGCCCCGAAGGGATGACGCTCGACCGCATCGACGTGAATGGCAACTACGAGCCCGGCAATTGCCGCTGGGCGACGTGGAAAACTCAGGCCAACAACAAGCGACCGCGGCGTAAGGCCGCAGTCTGAGGACCACCCATGTGCCTCTCATCGCCAGACATTCCGCCGCCGCCCCCGCCGCCGCAGGAAACGAAAACCGCCGACACCCCGAGCGTGCTGCGCAACAAGCGCAAGCAAGCTCAGATGGCCGGCGGCACGCTGCTGACCACTGACAACGGCATCGCGGGCAACGCGCTCAACACTGCGGCCCCCACGCTGCTCGGGAGCTGAACATGGGGCCGTTGCCTGACATGGGTGGAGCTTTCGCCGCGCTGTTCGTCCTTGCGACGTGCGGCGTGCTTGCCCTCATCGGCGGGGCGGCCTGGCTTGTGTGGTGGCTGCTGACGCACGTCACGGTGGTGGTCGCGTGACCGACAAGTCGGGCCTCACCAAGCGCCAGCGCGTCGACAACCGGCGCGCTGCGCTCATCGCTGAGCGAACAAGCTGGCTCACGCACTGGCGTGAGATCAGCGAGTATCAGCAGCCCATGCTCGGCCGGTTCCTCGTGACCGACCAGAACCGGGGCCGCAAGCGCCACAACCAGATCTATGACCGCACCGCGCTGGGCGCGAGCCGCACGCTCGCCGCCGGCATGCTGTCGGGCATGACGAGCCCCGCGCGCCCGTGGTTCCGCCTCGGGCTGGGCGATCAGGATCTGGCGCAGTCGGGCGCGGTCAAGACCTGGCTGCACCAGACCGGCGTTCTGATCCGCGAGATATTCAACCGGTCCAACACCTACCGCGCGCTGCAGCAGGGCTACCTCGAGCTGGGACTGTTCGGCACGTGGGCCGACGTCATCCTGCCCGACTTCGAGACGGTGGTGCACCACTACCCCATGACGATCGGCGAGTACGCGCTCGGCCACGACGACAAGGGGCAGATCAACAGCTTTGTGCGCGAGTTCAAGATGACGGTCGGCCAGCTGGTCGAGCAGTTCGGCATCGAGAACGTCAGCACCAGCGTGAAGAACATGTACGACCGGCACCAGGTCGACACGTGGATTCCGGTGTGCCACCTCGTCGAGCCGCGCCGCGACCGCGACATGCGCAAGGCCGACGCCAAGAACATGGCGTTCGCCTCGATCTACTTCGAGGCCTCGCGCGACCCGGACAAGGACTTCCTGCGGGAATCCGGCTTCAAGCGCTTCCCAGTGCTGGCCCCGCGCTGGGAGGTCACGGGCAACGACATCTATGGCACGAGCCCCGGCATGGAGGCGCTCGGCGACGTGAAGCAGCTGCAGCACCAGCAGCTGCGCAAGTCGCAGGCCATCGACTACCAGGTCAACCCGCCGCTGCAAGTGCCCACGCAGTACAAGGACGCCGCGCGCCACCGCCTGCCGGGCGGCGTGATGTACGTCGACGCGACCACGCAGGGGCAGGGCATCCGCAGCGCGTTCGAGGTGAACCTCAACCTGCAGCACCTGCACGAGGACATCCTCGACGTGCGCCAGCGCATCAACGCGGCGTACTACGCCGACATGTTCCTGATGATGGCCAACGACACGCGCAGCGGCGTCACGGCCACCGAGATCGCCGAGCGCCACGAGGAGAAGCTGCTGATGCTCGGCCCGGTGCTGGAGCGTCTGCACAACGAGCTGCTGAGCCCGCTCATCGACATCACGTTCGACTACGCCGCCGAGGCCGGCATCCTGCCGCCCGCGCCGCCCGAGCTGGAGGGCATGGACCTGAACATCGAGTTCGTGTCCACGCTGGCCCAAGCGCAGCGCACGGTGAGCGCGCAGGGCATGGACCGCCTGCTCGGGTCGGTCGGCTCGCTGGCCGGGCTGTTCCCGGCCGTGGTCGACAAGATCAACCCGTACCAGGTGGTCGACGACTACGCCGACATGTACGGCGTCAACCCCAAGGCGATCGTGCCCACCGAGGACGCGCAGGCCGCAGCCAACGCACGCGCCAAGGCCGCACAGGCTCAGGCCGCGATGGCTCAGGCCCCGGCGATGGCGCAGACGGCCAAGGCGATCAGCGGTATCGACCCCGGCAACATGCGCGACGTGATGAACCAGTTCCAAGGCTACGGCTCAGGCCCGGCCGTCTGAGGAGACCGACATGAACGACGGCATCACGAAGATGCAGCCCCTGACCGCATCGGAGACCTGACATGGCAACCCGCACCCCCGTTTTGCAGGACGCCCTGCTCGACCAGAAGCTCTACACGTGGACTGGCCTGCTCAACGGCGACGACGGCGCCGGCGGCCCGCACGTGGGCTCGGGCGACCGCACCGTGCAGGTGTTCGGCACCTTCGGCGTCGGCGGCACGATCATCTTCGAGGGCTCGCTCGACGGCGGCACGAACTGGTTCCCGCTGCGCGACCCGTCGAGCACGGCGATCTCGTTCACCGCGGCCGGCGGCCGGGCGATCCTCGAGAACGTCGCGCTGGTGCGCCCGCGCGTGACCGGCGGCGATGGCACCACCTCGCTCACCGCCATCCTGATGACCCGGAGGACTGGCAATGGCTTCTGACCTGAACGCGGCGGTCGACGCCGCCCACCGACTCGTGGCCATGCTCGACGGCGTGCGCGTCATTTCCAACGCGCTCACCGAGATCGGCAGCATCGAGCAGGCGATCAACGAGAGCAAGGTGCGACTCGCCACGGCGCGCGCCGAGACCGACGCCTACCTGGCCGGCATCGCCGACGAGGTGGCCAAGGCTCAGGGCGAGCTGGCCAGCGCGCAAGCCGCCGTGCAAGCCGCGCAGGCGCAGGCCGCCGCGCTCGTGGCTGACGGCCAAGCCAAGAGCGACGCGATCGTCAACGCCGCCGTCAAGCGCGCCGACGAGCTGCGCGACGAGGCCGCGCGCCACGTCGACCTGGCCAACGCCGCAGCGGCCGGCGCCGAGGCGCGCGCCGCCGACTTCACCGCGGCGGCCGACGCCGCCGAGAAGCGGGTCAAGGTGGCCGAGGACTCGCTCGCCAAGCTGCTCGCCAAGCTGGGAGGCTGACATGCTCGCCGCCGCATCCATCCCCGCGCCGTTCTTCCGCTACGAGGTCGAGTGCATCGCGCCCGACGGCTCGGTGCGCTGGCGCGACGGCTTTACGAACCTCGTCACGACGGCCGGCAAGACCGACCTGATCGACAAGTATTTCAAGGGCAGCGCGTACACCGCCGCGTGGTTCCTCGGGCTGAAGGGCACGGGCAGCGCGGCGGTCGGCGACACGCTGGCGTCGCATGCCGGCTGGGCCGAGGTGAACCCCTACGCCGGCAACCGGCCGGCGATCACGTTCGGCACCACGAGCGGCGGCAGCAACACGGCGACCGCCGTGAGCTACAGCATCAACGCCACAGCCACGGTCGCAGGCGCGTTCGTGTCAAGCGTCAACACCGGCACGGCCGGCACGTTGTACAGCGCGGGCGACTTCGGCGCCTCGCGCTCGGTCGTGTCGGGCGACACGCTGAACGTCACCCTGACCGTGAGCGCGACCTGACGACATGGCGATCTACGTCGACCGCGTGCTGGAAACCAGCACCACGACCGGCACGGGGAACATCACCCTGGCCGGCGCGGTGACGGGCTTCCGCACGTTCTCGTCCGTCGTCGCGCTGAACAGCTTCGTCTACTACTGCATCGAGGCCGTCGACGGCAGCGGCAACCCGACCGGGGACTGGGAGGTCGGCACCGGCTACCTCTCGGCCTCGACCACGCTCGTTCGCTCCGAGGTCGAGAGCAGCAGCAACGCGGGCGCGCTCGTGAACTTCGCCGCCGGCACGAAGCGCGTCTTTGCCACGGCACCAGCCTACGAGATGCAGACCAAGGGCGACATCGCGGCTCGCACGATGGGCTGGGCCAACTACTGAGGAGTCAGGCATGCCTGCAAATGGCGATCCGATGTTCATTCGCGTCGGCAAGAACCCGAGCGTGTTGGTCACGGCGGCGAACACCTCGTCGCAGGGCGGCGGCACGGTGGGCACCGACATCTTTCTCGCGTTCACGGCCGACGCCACCAATGGCTCGTTCGTGCGTCGCGTCGAGTGGATTCCGACCGCGACCACGCCGACGACCACGACTGCCACCGTCGGCCGCGTGTTCCTGTCATCTGTCGCCAGCGGCACCACGACCAGCGCAAACACGCGGCTGCTGGCCGAGGTGATCCTGCCAGCGACGGGGGCGGACAACGCCACGCAGGCGGTGTTCCCCGTGAGCATCCCGCTTGACATCGTGCTCGCGCCTGGCGAGACGATCCTTGTGACGAACCACGCCGCGCCGGCCGCGAACACGGCCTGGCGCGCCAACGTCCTCGGCGGGGACTACTGATGTACGGCCTGATGCTGCCTCGCAGCTCGTCGGCCGGCCTCGTCACGATCGTTGGGCACGGCCCGGCATCCTTTCAGAACAACTGGCGCCAGGTGCAGATCCCCCCGGGGGCCACCTTCGTGTCGCTGCTGGCGATCGGGGGCGGCGGCGGTGGTGGTGGTGGGTCTAACGGGGCGACTGCGACCACCCGGGGCGGCGGTGGCGGCGGCGGGTGCGGATCTTTCTCGCGCATGGTCGTGCCTGCGTTCCTGCTCCCGCCCCGACTGTGGGTGTCGCCAGGCCCTGGCGTCACGGGCGGCGCATCTGCCGCTGGCGGCGCCGCTGGCTCTGGCAGCTACATCGCCACGATCCAAGGCGCGACGAGCGGCGTGAACCTGATCCTAGGCGCCAGCGGGGGCGGGGGTGGCGGTGCGGGCAGCACAACCGCAGGCACCGCCGGGATTGCTGGCGGCGCCGCGACGGCCAGCTGCGTGCACCAGTCGGTCGGGACAGTCGTCAACACGGCCGGCACCGCAGGCACTGCGGGGTCCATCACCGCAACTGCGCCGACTGCGATCTCGTGGGGTGCGAACTCGCTCATCATCGGCCCCGGCAACGGCGGCGGCGGATGGACTGCCGCCAACGCGGGGAGCGCGGGGGGCGACATCACGGGCTCGGGTTTCGTGCCGACCCGCACGGGCGGCGCGACCGGTGCAACGGGCGGCGACGGCCAGGATGGCGTCGACTATCGCGGCGGGCAAACCGGCTGGCTGTCGTCCGGCGGCGCAGGCGGCGGATCGGGCGGCGGTGCAGCCAACGGCGTCGGCGGGCGGGGCGGCCACGGCGGCTTCGGCTCGGGCGGTGGCGGCGGCGGCGCGGGCACGACCACGGCAGGCGGCGCGGGCGGCAACGGCGGACCGGGCCTGATCGTCATCGCCTGGTGGTGAGGTAGCGCATGCTGGGGTTCGGTCCGATCTCGAGCGCGCCGATCGCGGGGCGCGTGCTGAATCCGACTGCGGGCGGTGGCACTACCTACAACGACACGCTCACCGAGTCGATCGCCGCAGGCGACGCGCTCACCAACACGCAGACTTTCGCGTCCTCGCTCACCGAGTCGGTCGCAGCGGCCGAGGCGTGGGCCACGGCGCAGACGCTG